ATTTTCGATTATTTTATCGTTTTTATTTTTCATCGTTTTTTCTACTTTCTAACTTTTAAAAAGATTAAGATTTATTCTTAAATATAATTTTTAAAAGTTAATTAAATTTACTAAAAAAAAATAAAAAAGTAAAATAAAAAATTCTGTTGTTTAGAATTGTTCTAATTTAATTGTTGTTCTCGTTTTGTTCTATGTAATAATAAGTAACGTGACGAATAATAATAAGCTAATAAATTTAATTTGATCTATAAAATATAATATCATAAATAACTTTCTTTTTAATAATTAATAATAATTATATTAATAATTATATTTAATCATCGTTATACGTTTTTATTTTATTTTTATTATTTTTCTGTTTTTGAGGAAAAAGCTCTATCATTCATTTTTTTTATTTTCTTGATCCTTGCGGATCAGTGCGGATCCCTAGGCCCGAGGATCAAGGCGGATCAAACGTGCATCAACCGTCAACAGCAAACAACCGCCGTCAATTGATATCGTGTTCTTGTTTGATTTGATCTAGATACTTGGCCAGGTCATCATCGGACATAGTGTCAAGGGTTGAGTGTTGCACCTCTTTCTTCTCCACCAAAAACCCCAACAACTGAGACTTCAACCTTATCGCATTGACTGCTGCTGTATATTGTTTCTTGCCACAAGCATCAACATACACTTTATCAAGTCTATCAACCTCTTTTGATACAGATTCACTTGTCAAGCGCCTAGCATCACCACGCAATCTGTCAATATACTGGATAATTTTATCTTTCTTTAAGTTGCGTGCAGCTTGAACGTGAGCAGAAGTTTCTGAATAACCTGCGTCAACAGCCGCTTGTCTCTTACCTTTTCCTCTAGCTATACCCTCGCAGAACTTCTTTTCCATTGAGGATAAAGTCGCTTCGTTTGTTTGATGGATTTGGTCTATAGTTATCGCCATATTTATCCTAATATAGCGATTAATTTATGAATGTAAATTAACTAATTAACAGCCATTATCCCTGGCTAGTTTTACTTGTGCGTCAACTCTTTGAATATTTACTTCTACATCTTTATGTATTTCTTTATATTTACTATCAATAATGTTTTTAGCTTTTTGTAAGTTTTCTTTATCATCATAACAAGTTTGATAGGTACCTTCAAGTTTGTTATCGTAATAAAGTTGAAAGCCTCCACCTAATAATTTAATAGAATAGCCTCTATATTTATTATCCATTGAGACCTTCAATTCTCGCTGGAATAACTTTTTCATTATCGCATTTATCACAACATTCTCCTTCTTCTTTTATAGGTGACGGATTATTTCCCCAACCTGCAAATTCTTCTTTACAGATAACACAAACTTTTATTTCATTATCGTCCATTATTATACTCCTTTTTATATCTTGATAATCTTTCAGATTGTCTTTTAAGTTCTCTTGCTTCAAGCCAATTGATAATAGCTAACATTACTACACCAATAAAGATTAAAAACAAACCAGCCAATATAATTAGTTCTATGATCATAATTGTATAGCTTTAACTCCTTTCATCTGTTGTACTTGCTCGTGTGTTAAACCATAATACTCTGTAGGGTTAACAGGAAACCTACCAGTTTCGTCTAAATAACAGTCAGTAATAATAAACTCATTATGGACAAAACCTGGCTTACCATCGTAGTGTTTTACATTACGTTGCAAGTTAATAAATTTAGTAGTCATTTATTTCTCCTTGTTAGTTTTCTATATATTTTAAATTTATAAAATTTAATTACATAATTAAACAAGTTAAATACGAACTATGTCCACTTTATCTCTCATATTAGGAGCAGGTCCGTCTTTTAAATATTGAGATTTATAACTCTCCCCTTTGTCTATATCTAATGGAGTAAACATTACATCAAAACCATAGTAACATTCTAAATACCAATCTTGAGGATTACCTTTAGGCCATGCGTAACTTTTAGGGTGGCTACCTAAAGAATAACCTACACCCCAATCATGTGGTCCTGCTTCAAATGATACAACAATAATTTTATCAGAATTACTATCACTATTGTAATCTTTATATAACAAGATATTAGTTTCCCAATCAGGGTCCATACCTAATCGCTTACAGTTTTCATCAATAGCTTTCTTAAACATTTTAGCTGCAGAAAGCATATCAATCTTCTTACTTACAAAGTCTGGTAAATTTATTAATCTATCCATAACTTTCTCCTTTCTTAGTTAGTTTATGCTAATATAGATATTATAAAATAAGAAACAATAAAAAACAAGAAAATATCTTCAATCATATGCTTTTACCATTCTCATCTATAATTTTTTCAATGCTATCTACTTCACGATTAGGGTCATCTTCGAAATAACTATTGTCAATCGGTGACAATCCATATTCTTCAATATAATCATTACCTAAAATTTGTTGACCATCTTCATCATTAGCTGTAGATACAAATTCATCTTTAGTTTGTATCCATAACTTCTCGTCAATTATTTCGTATTCTTTTTCAGCAGGAATTATTATCTTAAATTTTACTTTGATTTTTTTCTTTACAGTTGTCGCCATTCGCCATTCTCCTTATGAAACATTTTAGTATGACCACTATGAGATTCCATAATGTCTAATGGATCAAACTCTAGATTACCATAATACATACCATATTCTTTATCTAAATCGTCATCGTCACAAGTATAAAATTCTACACCTGAATCTGCTATTTCTTTATAATGTTCTTTAACTCTTGTCTGTTTAGTAAATACAGAAAAGCCCTCGTTCATATCTTTTGAGCAAACTCTTATCCAACTATCAATACTATTAAAATAATAACACCAATCTAATTTGTCTTTTTCTACCATAACTTTCTCCTTTTATTGGTAACAGATACCTGGCAGGACTCCACTAGGGTTTTATACTGGCGTGATCAGCATCTGTTACATTAGACGCAAAAGAACAATAAAAACTCTTGCGTCTAAATATTTATAAAAAAGAAAAAAAGCAAACTATACAATTATTTTAAAGTAAAAGTTGCTTTAGGCGTTTTACTTGCTTGCCCTGCTTTATCTTTATCTTCTGTTGCAATAAAGCCTCTTTCTCTATCCCAATCAAGGTCGATAGTCTTACCACCTTTTTCTAAAAAGTCTCTGATCTTCATTCCAGTTTTATATAACTGAAATCTTTTGTAACCACCAGATCCTTCTCTCTTAGGGTTTTTAGGTACACATACTTGTATTCTTGCGTCCCTATCGTATTTATATGTACCAGAAAATTCTTTCGGGTCCATAACTTTAGGCTTCTTTGTTTTAGCCTTTGGTTTTATAACAGTAGGTTGACTCTTAGGAGTAACCTTTGGTTTAGTTGCTAGATTTATCATTTCTACCTTTCTATTAATTTATTAATATTTACTATATAGAGCAACCAATAAGAAAATTAAACAATAAAATAAGCCTTGCGGGCAGCCTCGGGAGGTATTGGCGGTATTGGCATAAAAGTAGTACCAATACCAGTTATTATCATTGGTATACTTGAATAATAGTCGAAAAGGTATTGGTATTGGCACTTTTTATAAATTTGAAAAAATATTTTTCAAAATATATTTTCTATATATAGAATATGATTAAAAGAAACGTCAATAACAATAAAAACTTGATAAAATCGAAAAAATAGAAAAACATGATAATATTCTTATATACGTGATTTTAAAAAAACGTACAAGTATCTTTACTGCTGATTCCTATTTATTTCTAATAATGATACAACACCAGTAATAGTATTTGATACATTTGCAGTAATAGATAATGTTTGACTTTCTTGTAGGATCAACGGTCCATCAATTAAGTTACTAGAAGTATTGCTCGTAACATCTTGAATAGACGTTTTAAAATCAGCGCCATTATTACATGTAACAGTTACCAAAGTATTAGCTCCATCGTTTGATACTTGAATAGTTTTGATTATAGCTCTACTATCAGAGGGAGTTGTATAAACCAAATTTGATCCTGTGTTTGCTAAAGCAAACATTGAATTTTTATAAATATTAGCCACTTAAAAAAAACTCCTTTCTATCTTGTTCATCTTCAATATCTTTAGGGTATGTACTATTTAAAATTTTAATCATATCCTGTAAATCTTCAATAAGCTGATCAAAGTCAACTTCGTTATATTCTTTAGGTGCTGAATTTAATCGGGATGTAGGTATCTTAGCCATAGTTTACACTAATCTAAAAAACCTATAAAGTACAACAAAAATTAGTCTTTCTTTTCGCTGTCCTCTTTTATCTCCTGTGCAACTTCATTAATTTTCTTTTGAATTTGCACCATTTCAACAGTTACTGCTCCATTGGCCAATAACTTAGAGGCCCATTGTGCCTCGAGGTTCCGCTTCTGGCTCAGTTTTTGTTCCAGATGGCTCATACCATTCCTCCACTGTTAGCCGATTTTCGTTTTCGGGACCTTGTATATCCGACCACTTAAAAGTTTTCGGATGCTCTTTCCATAGAGCCTGGCTTGCACTGTCTAAATTATCATGTTCTACTAGGCCTTCAGCATAATATCCACAACGATAAAATTTAAAGTGCACTAACATTTACGTCAGTGCTACCATATTTTTGTTGTTTTGTAAAGCTAATTAAACCAAGATGGAATCTCAGTTTTCCACGTTGCAAACTCACGTTTGTGAGCCTTGTAAAATTTTCGGTATGCTTTAACAGCACTAATTTCTTTACACTCGTCAGGCATACATTGAGGTGGTTCTTTAAAACCATTGTCTTGAATATTTTGTGGAAGTATTGATATATATGATCTAAGTTTCTTCCAAGTCATATGTGTCTTATCATATCGTTCTGTGTATTCTAAACAGAGATTATGCCATAGTCTCCATAGATAAACGTAATGATTACCAGATTGTCTAACCCATATGTTACTTGGGTGGCTTACATGAGCAACTTTATAAAATACATTATCGCTGTCTCCATCTAATTTCCAATTAGATACCATTCTTTTACCAGAATTAGATATAACTTTGACATGCTCTCCGTCTAAAACTCTATGAGCAGTAGAAAGTAATTGAGCATATTCTATAATCATTTTAGTAACATGTTGATCGCAATGCCATTTAGCGCATTGAACTGGATCCTCGGATAAATAAAATATATTCATTCGTATTCTACAACTTTGACATCGCTATATAAATTTTCATCGTGTGGAAAATAAAACATAAGTTTATTATCATATTCTCCCTCTAATTCAGGTCTAGGAAAATCTAATTTAATTTCTATTAGATGTTCGTATTCATCGAATACTTTAGGTCTGTCAGTATAGATTTTATTAGTTACACAAGTACCTGTCATATATGAATAATTATATTCGTAATCTGTTACAGTATGTTCGTGTTTTTCAAAACGATATTTTTTACCTACAACACAATCTCTTATTTTTACTTTTTTAGTCATTTTCTCCTTTCTATATTTACTTGGATGTTTAAAAACGAAAGTCATTTTAGTTTATAATAATTTTAAAGAGACATTTTTATACAAGATTATCGACAAATACAACCATAAAAATAACCACTACCATCAATCATTACATGTTGATTAAATGGATAATCCATATAAGTTGTAAGTTTTAATCTTATGATATCACAAAGATCAAAGCAATTAATATTTTTAGCATAAATTTTTAAATCAGATAACATATGTTTTGTTACTTCAACTAATCTAAAAATACCATCATCTTGAATAATTATTTCCATCTGTACACTGTTACTTCTTCAATCGGACCACCGGCTGTATGTCTATCACTAACTTTTAATGTATTTATTTCCTCTATATCTTCTTCGCTCCAACCATTATCAATAGTCATATCGTCTTGCATAATTTCTCCAGTAGTAGGTTTATCTCCAGCATCTGCATTTACACAATAGCCGTGCCACCATACTACAAAATATCTTCTACTTGAAGCTTTTACTTTTGCATCTAAATCAGTCTTTAAAATACCACAACAATCACATTTTTCAAAACGAGGTGTATCATCATCGCTACCACTAGGTGTAGTCCAGATATAACCTTCGTCATAACATTCTCGACATTTAGTCATGTTTCTCCTTTCTAAATTTTAACTAGGCGAAGTTTTATTAACTAACTCAAGGATGCTAAAAATGACTACCTCGCCTAGCTATTCAAAGAGGATTCTTAGCTAAGTCATAGACTTGACCTCCAATCCAAATGTTTATACTATCGCCAATTCGATAGTAATTACAGATTAACTATTTTTAAAACAACTTATACAAAATTATTTTCTTACAGTTATCCAAGCTTGAAAAGTTCTTATGTTTTCGTAACCTGGTCTTTGATCTGTAGTATCAACTAATTTTACAGGACAATTATCTATCCATGCTTTAAACATTTCTTTTGTATTATGTTCATATCTTTTAGCTTTGTTTGAATCAATAACTTCTTTTGTTACATCGTCAATAAGCGCCATTAGTGTTTCCTTTCTTCTTCAAGTCTAAGTCTTAGACTGTTAAATATACTATCTTCAACATCTAATTGATATAACTCGCCATTATCATGTTCGAATAAAACACGCCAACAGTCGGGTCTTTTCTTAATATGAAAAAGTATTGGCCACTCTTGTTCTGGTTCGTACTTTCTCGCTTCTTCATCTAATTCTAATTCTTCAAACCTGCGGGGCCATTTATTTTCTTTAGCTACCTTGTTAGCTTGAAGCAATTGATCTTTAGTCATTACGAGATAACTCATGAAGTACCGTCCATAATATCACGTAGCTCGTCTAACATATCGCCTGAATCATCGAAGTCTGATGTTTCTAAATCGACCGACTTAGCAACTTCTTCGTCAGTCATATCGTGAGCTGATAATTCTTTCTCTTTGTCTAAATACATAATTTTCCTTTCTATATTAAAATTATTATATATTTATTAAGAATTAAAAAGTCAATAAAAACAACTAAATAACCTGTGATAGACTATATGGATTATAGTAAAACCGAGTGAATAAACCGGCTCTATGAGCGATTTTTTAGTGAATTTTAAACTCTTTTTCTACATCTGTATTATATCTAGGACCAGGTGTAAAACAATCTACAACTTCATAATCTATAAAAACAAATTTATTTTTCATCTTTTGATTACAAAATTCATAAAATCTATTTATTCTTGGAAAGAATGGTTCACTATCTATTTGTTTGAATTCTAATTTTTCAATTCTAGTTGGATCCACAACACTATGATATTTAAAAGTTACAACATAATCTTTTACAGGTGCTGCATATAATTCTTCTAAAACTTCAATATCAGGTTTATCTCTAAACATTATGTTATTTCTTCTGTTTCAGGTACACATATAAATTTAATAAATATTTTATTTTTATTTACATCTTCAAAACCTATTTCTTCTAACTTTAAAATAGATTCATAATTACCAGCAATCATACAAGAATAAGTATCTGTAAATAAATCAGGATATCTATAAGGAGGTAGACAAGTATTTGCTACACCAGAACACATAATTAAACTTAAAACAAAATTCATTCTACAAGTATACACCTATTGATAAGGTTTCGTAAAACTTTATTTTGTTTAAGTATGCTATAATATTCTTCACTCCACTCTGCGACACGTTCTTCTCCATGAGGTGCAACTTTAAAATCGTTTACAGATATAATTATATGAAATAATTCGTGAAAAAGAGTTTTACCTAAAATTCTTTTTGAAAGACCTTTTCTAATGACTAATTTATTATGATTATAATAATAGATTGCATAATCTTCTATGCTTTTAAATTCTACTTTGATTACTTTATCTTTGTATTTTATCTCTGTTAGTTTCATAGGGCCAATTTAATGGCCCTATTATAACATTATCGACCTAACATTCTACTTCTAGTTGCGTTGTTAACTTGAGTATCAAGCCCTATTCCATTGCCTTTTTGCTTACCATTTTCATAAGCTGCTCTATCTCTAATATTAAATGAAGATTTTTTAGAGACAACTCTTACACCAGCATTACGAAGCCAATCAGTAATAGCTTTTTGCTCGTTTTTATAAAGCATAGGCAAACCATCTGGATTTTTTATACCCTCGTAAGGTGGTGCTATCTCATTAAATCTTTCATTTATACGTTTTTGTAAACGAGTGGCACAGCCAAGTATAAATGCTCTCTTCATTTTATTAATAGCAGCTTTACTTCCCGGGACTGATTCGAATTCTTTATCAGCTAATCGTTTAATAGTATTAATAAAGTAATCACACATTGACTTAGCAACTATTCTATTAGATTTTCTTCCAACGAATACTGCTTGATTAATACGTTTGTAATTACTATCTACACCACTTTTAGAGAAGTATTGACAAAAATATAATTTAGCAGTAGCTGATTGTATCCAACCTTGCCAATTATCTCTTTCTGCGTCATATGTTTCTCTCTCGATAGGTTCTACTTGACTGTCGTCTTTAATATCAGATCGAGATAGATTATGTTCTGAAAGTAATTCTTGAGCTTTTTGAGCAGCAAGCATTGCTTCGTTCTCTGAAGCACCTTTATCTTCTGACATCTTTAAAAGCTTTTGAATACGTTTCAGTATGCTTTCTTTTTCTTCAGGCATATTTCTCCTTTCTTGTTAGGAAGTCTAGCTAGGTCCCGCCAGTTAGTTGTTACTAACCTGCATTGGATGATATACGGCTAGACTTCTTTTATATAATATATTTTTAAAATTAGTTATTCGACAAAAAATT